GGTATCGCGAAGCCCCGTTGTTTTTTCGTGAGTCACCTTGGCGCAAATTTTACATTCAAAGATCATGGCCCTTTTCGGACACAGGAAAACGATCGCCGAACTTCAGGAAGACAACCTGAACAACATTCGGGCCCGGCTGAAGGTGGGGAAGACGCTGACGAAGGCGGAACAGGCCGCACTTGAACGCGCGGAGCAACAGGCGGCGACCCCGGTCAAGGCGCGGAAGCTTCAACTGGCGCTGATGCTGAACATCAGTCGCCCGACGCTGGACGCTTACCTGACGATTCCCGGGGCGCCGACGCCGGATGATGAACGGCGTTACGACGTCGAAGCGGTCGCGGCCTGGGTCGCGAAGAATGCCCCGACCGCGGGGGCGGATCAACCGACCCAGAACTGGCGGGCGGAAAAGACCAGGATCGAAGCCGAAAACCTGGCCTTCGACCTGCAGGTCAAGCGGGGCGACTACTTCCGGAAGGCGGACGCGATCCCGGTCCTGGCTGCGCTGGTCGGGGAAGTCCAGGCGTTGCTTCGGGAAAAGTTCGAAGACGAACTTCCGCCCCGCTACGTCGGGAAGACCTGGGTCGAATGTCAGGCGATGAACCGGGAGGCGATTGACCTGATCGTCCGGCGGATCAAGGCGGGCGGGAAACCTCTGACGTCCTGACGTCATGACCCAGGACCAGGAAACCTTCCTGCAGGACATTCGCGACCTGTTCGTCGAACCCGACCGGCGCCCGATCTGGCAATGGGCCGCGGAATACATCGATCTGAAGTCGACCGAAGCCTTCAAGGGCCATTATTCCGTCGAAAACACGCCCTGGACCCGGGCCTTGCTGGACGCCTTCGCGAATCCCTACGTTCGCGAAATCACCTTCATCGCCCCGCCCCAGGAATCCGGGAAGACCTTCGCTTCCCAGATCGCGGTCCTGCATCGGGCCTGCAATCAGCCCGCGAAGATGGCGTTCAACTTCCCGACGAACGTCAAGGCGGACACGTTTTCGGAAACCAAGTGGCAGCAATCGATGAACGCCTGTTCGAAGATCGGGGAACGGTTTTCGGACAACCGGCATCAGAAGAAACGGCGCCGGATCATCTTTCGGGACGGGTCTTACCTGATCATCCAGGGCGCCGAAACCGCCGGGAACCGGCAAAGCGATTCCTTCGAAGTCCAGGTGAACGACGAAGTCGCCCTGTGGGACCGGCCCTGGTTGGCCCAGATGCACAACCGCCTGCGGGCCTACCGCGAAACCCGGAAGATCATCAACATTTCGTTCGGGGGCGTGAAGGGGACCGAAATCGACGAACACTTCCGCGCGGGATCGCAGGCCGAATGGTCCCATCACTGTCCGCAATGCGGGCGCCTGTTCCAGTATGTCTTCGACCTGAAGTCGCCGAAGTGCAACATCCGGTTCGATCTGTCGAAGGCGGTCCTGCACGCCGACGGGTCCCTGGACCTGACCGAATTCGCGAAGACGGTCTTCGTGAACTGCCAGCATCCCCATTGCGGGTTTAAGATGGCCTGGTCGCCCGACCTGCTGGCGCGGTTGAACCAGAACGGCGAATTCGTCCCGATGAACCCGACGGCGCCGCCGGAAATCGTTTCCTTCCATGTCAACAGCTTCGCGATCGGCCGTCGGCCCTGGTCGCAAATCCTGGAACCCTGGGTCCGGATGAACCTGAAGGGGTCGATCTTCGCGACCGAAGTCCTGAAGGAATTCGTTCAGATGGAACTCGCGGAATTCTGGGAAGACCGGCCGATTGTCGTTTCGTCGGCCCTGAAGTTGGGGGATTACGCGCGGGGCGACATCCTGAAACCGGGCGCCTGGAAGGACGAATGGATCCGCCTGATGGCGGTCGATAATCAACGCGGGGCCCACGGCGACATCCCCCATCGCTGGTTTGTCTGCCGCGCCTTCGCCCGGGACGGCCGGACCCGCCTGGTCGATTGCGGCCGCGTGAACGAATGGGAAGACATCCGGACGAAGCAACGCGAACTGGGCGTCCCGGACTGGACCCCGGAACGGCCGGGGCCCTGGGTCGTCGTCGATCGCGCCTACGACCCGACGACGGTCGACGAAGTATGCGCGAAGTTCAAATGGTTCGGGATGTTGGGTCAGCCGACCGACGAATTCCTGCACGGTCCCCGGTCGCCGTATGCCGGTCAGCGAATGCTTTTCACGGAACCGCGGGCGATCGACATCGGCTTCGGGACGCCGGAAGCGGGCCGCGACTTCGCCGTCTACTACCTCTGGTCATCGGAGAAGGTCCAGGATTTGCTGGCGGCGCTGCGGGACAACCCGGAACAGTTCGCCCTTCCGTCCGACCTGATGAATTTCGCCCCCGAGTACGCGGATCATATCAACTCGCACCGGCAGACGATGAAGATGCAGCCGACGGGACAGGAAAAGTTGACCTGGGTGAAGATCGGCGGTTGGCCCGATCACCTTTACGATTGCGAATCGATGCTGGTCGTCCTGGGCCTGATGGCGGGCGTCTTCCGAAGGGAATGACATGATCATTCAACCGCTTCTGTGCGTCAGCTTCCCGCGGTCCGGCGCCTGTTTGCTGGAAGAATCTCGCAGTTTATGACGCGCTGACCGAGATCGCGTCCGACGAAGAGAGCGAGACATTCGCAACGACGCACGCCTGGATTCAACGGATGAGCGGAGTTTCGACGAGGAGCATCCAGCGGATTCTGCCGATTCTGTCCGAACTTGGTCTTGTCGGCATCTCGACGCCAAGGATGCGCGGTCCGTCGACGTACACCTTGCCCCCGTTCGGCCATGATGGCGTAACGTTCGGCCATGGTGACGGAACGTTCCGCCATGGTGCAAAACAGGCTTCGTGGCGGACATCAGAAGAATCTCAGAAGAAAGGTTCTGAAGAATCTCCAGAACAAGCCTCGCAAAGAACTCCTACGATCGCGGTCATTCCCTGAAGACACTGTTGGCCTTCATCTCCGGGAATGCCTTGTAGATCGAGGAGACTAGCTGTGCGAAGCCCAGGTCGCGCACGAATTTGGCAAGCTGCGAGATGTAGCCGGAAACCTCCGGCTTCTGAGCTGCGAGAATCGCTTTGCCTTTCTCTCTGCCTGCCGCCGTAAGCCCGTAGCCGCGGTACTTCGACGCAGGACTCGTGTTGATCACCACCAAGGCCTCGTCGCGCAGCTTGTAAAGTGACTGATAAATCGATTCGTCAAAGGGGCCGTAGTCGTAGGGGCGAAATTTGAAATGCGGACCGCCCGTCATAGACGCGGCCTTTTTGTCCAGCAGGAACATCGTCTTCTGGATTTGTACCGGGGAAAATTCCCCGTCGGCCGAAGCCAGGGTCGCAAGCAATAATTCCTCTCGGGTCATACGACCCAAACTACGCAAACGCTATAGGCAACGCAAGCACAGGTTCCGTCAAAAACCCCCGCCCCTGGCGAACCAGAGACGGGGGCACCTTCGCCCGTGACCGTGAAACGCCCTCCAAGGGTTCGAAATGCTGAGATTGCCTGCGGATTTTGGGCGATCCTTTTCACTGGCTGACCTTCGAGGGCAAATCGGTTCCGCGGTAACGCACGCGGACGTATTTGAGGCCGTTTGTTTGTGGTAATGGTGGAAGCGTTATGACTTCCATCGATCAAATCCCGGTCCGGCCCGAAACCTTCCGGCTGCCGACGAAAGGCGTCGATCCGCACTTCGGTTTCAGTCGTCCTTGGTACTACGCAGCCGAAGCCCGCGGCTGCTTCAAACTAATCAGGATCCGCGACCGGGGCAAGAAAAGGGGCGTCGTTTTGGTCCCCTATGCCGACGTCCTGGCCTTCATCAAGCAACAGTCCCAAACCGGCGCCGTCGCGTGAATCCGGCCGTCCCTGAAATTGGGTTCGAAAACGGCAAGCCCGTGCGCCTTTTTTGGCCGGAGCAATTCCGGCCGCGGGAGCAACTGTCTGCCGGCACCGTCCGCGCGGCTGAAATCAGGATGATTGCGCTCAGGTTTCTTTGCGGGCTGGAACCGCAGTCGATGGCCGACGTCGCTCGGCAACGTGGCGTCTCGAGGAATGCCATCAGTGCGGTCCTGGCGTCATACCTGGCGCTTTTTCTGTTCCGAAGACTTCCGCCAATTCGCGAAAAGTTTCGATCCGCCCGTTTACGATGCTTCCCCATGAAAAGAAATCCGAAAACCTTTGTCGAACTGGGTCGCGCGGGCGACATCCTGAATGTCCTTCCCCTGGTCAAGCGGGAATTCGAACGGCATGGGATCCGGCCGCGCGTCATGATCGCGGCGCCTTACGCGGAGTTGTTCCAGGGGATCACCTACGCGGAACCCCTCGTTTGGCCGGGGATGTTCGAAGACATCAAGGCGGCGATCTGGACCGCGAAGCAGCTTCCGGGCGAAGTCATCATCCCGCAGATTTACGGTCACGAATGGAACGTGCCCCGGCTTTGCACTTCGTTCCTTCGCGAGTCCTGGCGTTGCGCCCGGGCGGACGTTCCCTGGGGATCGCTGCCCTTGGAATTTGACCGGCGCAACCGTCGCCAGGAAAACCGGATCGTCCGCGAGCTCGCCGGATCGACGGCGAAGCCGATCGTCCTGCTGGCGGCGCAAGGCTATTCATCGCCCTTCGGCGGGGCGGACTATTGCCTGAAAGCCCTGTTGACCCTGAACCTGGGCCGCGGGTTCAAGGTCATCAACCTGACGAACTACCGGGCGCCCCGCATGTTCGACCTGTTGGGACTGTTCGAACGGGCGCATTGCCTGGTCACGATCGACACCGGGATCAAACACCTGGCGCGGGCCTGCCGGGTCCCCGTCATCAGCCTGAACGGGCGGGTCCCGACGAAATGGCACGCTTCATCCTGGCACCCGAACGACGTCGGCCGGTTCTTTTATGACGAATTCCCGACCTGTTCGCGCGACATCGTCGAAGCGATCCGTCACGCCGAAGACGCGGGCTTCGGCCCGAAGATCATTCACACCTGGGCCGACTTCCGGTCGGAGTTGCCGGACGACAACACGGCCCGCCGGATGAAGCTGGCGCGGGCTTCCTGGGAAATCGAATACGCGACCGGCCGATGGAAGTCCCGGCGGTTCTTCCAGTCGGTCGCCGATCGCGATTCCCGCATGGTCGGCGATTCGCGGCCGGTCCCCTTCGTCCATGATCTGATCGATCACGCGATCAGGGCCGCGCGGAGGCCGTCGGACATCATCGCCCTGACGAACGCCGACGTCGGTTTCACGCCCGGCCTGACCGGTTGGGTCCTCGAGGCGATCCCCCGGCATGGCGCCGCCTTTACCCATCGATGGGACTTCGACCGCCTGGACCGGCCCTGCGTGTCCGAAGCCGAAGTCATGACGCGCGGGAAATGGTATTCGGGAAGCGACGCCTTCTTCTTTTCGGTCAAATGGTGGAAGGAACACGGCGCCGAATTCCCCGACATGATCCTGGGCCGCGAACATTGGGACGAAGTCTTCCGCCAGTTGATCAAGCGGTATCAGGGTTCCGAAATTTGCGGGGCGATCTACCACGAAAAGCATGATTCGTTTTGGCAGCAGCCCGAAGAAAAGACGGGCAACCCGGCCAACTGGCACAACCGGAACCTGTTGAAGGCCTGGTTCGCCCGGACGGGTTATCGGATGATGGACGGCGACTGGTGGAAGGTTCCGTCGGGGAATTTCTGACCCGGGCCCAGGATCGCGGAAGTGGACAACCCGCGGTTCGATGATGGCAAATCCCGTCCTAGACTTCGGCGCCTTCACGACGGCGGAAAAGACCGACCTTCTGAAACAGGTCAAAGCGGAATACGTCAAACGGCTGACCGGACGGGTTTCGCAAGGGTCGTCCGCGGCGCAAAGCTACGGGTTGAACCTGATGGAAGTCGGCGACCTGATCCGCCTGATCAACGGCCTGACGATGGACCTGGGTCTTCAGACCGTCGAAGTCCGCGCGGCCCCGAACTTCAACCAGGGCCCGAAGACCGGTCCCTATCAACCGTCAAACCCCCTGGGCTTTCCATGAGACTGACCGACCTTGCTTATTCGCTTTTGACCGGGCAATGGCGCCTGGACCGGATGCGGACGAAGGAATTCCTGACCGTCGCCGCACAGCGGGCGGAAAGAATGCGCCTTTACGCCGGGGCGAATCCGGACGGCAACCGGCCGACGCCGAACGTCCTGAACACGCCGGAAGACTTCAAGCAGGCTTACGAACGGATTGTCCTGATCCGCGCGGCCCGCCAGCTCGAGGAAGACTTCCCCTTCATCGACGGGATCCTGGGCGACTTCGAAACTTTCGTCGTCGGCGACCTGACCTATCTTCCCAACACCGGCAACACGGACGCCGACAAGCAAATCCGCGATTATCTCGAGGCCCAATTCGCGGACCCGGACATTTCGCAACGCCTGGACCTGGCGACGATCGCGCGGGTCGCCATGCGGACGAAGAAGCGCGACGGCGAATGCGGGTTCAAGATCATCGATGTCGGCGATACGTTGAAGTTGGCTTACTTTTCGGCGGACCGGATCGGGAATCCCCTGGTCGGGGCGAACATCGGACCTTCCAATTACAACGGAATGATCGTCGACGAAACGACCGGGGCGGTCGTCTATTATGACCTGTATAAGCGGTTGCCGAAGCTGAACGCCTACGTCTTCCAGGAACGGATTCCGGCGAACTGGTTCATTCACTTTTACGACCCGTTCCGCTTCGAACAGTATCATGGCGTGACGGTCTTCAAGAACGCGATCGAACACGCCTTCGACATCGATCAGATCATCGAATTCACGAAACTAAATATCAAATATCGGTCGGCCCAACTTCCCTTCGTCCAGAATGAACAGGGCCGTCCGCGCGGGGTCGGCTACGATTCGCAACCGCCGTCGCAGACTGGCGAACCCAAGCCGATGACGTTCGCGATCGACGGGGTCCAACAGACCTTCATGAAGCTCGGGGAACAGGTCGTCGAATTCCCGCATGACTTCCCGAATCAGCAATTCCTTCCCGTCGTCACGGAATTGAAGCGCGACATCGCCCTGGGCGCCAAGCTTCCCTTCGAATTCGTCTACCGGTCGGAAACCGGGGGCGTCGTCCAGAGGTTTTACGTTTCGAAGGCGGAACGAACCTTCGACGAGGAAAAACGGCAACTGAAGCGGGTCCTGTTGAACCCCTTTAAAAACCGCCTGATCCAAAAGGGGATCAACACCGGTTTCCTGAACCTGGACGGTTTCGGGAACCTGTCGGATTCCCAGGAACGCTTCCGCGGGACCTGGCACCTGGGCCGGACCATTTCGGTCGACTACGGCCGCGAAACCGACGCCGACATCAAACTGATCGACGCGGGCCTGATGTCGCCGGACGAACACGCGGCCGACAACGCCCGCAACATGCCGGACATCCGGGCCGCGATCAAGATGAACGCGACCGCGATCATCAAGGACGCCCAGGACGTTTCCAAGGAAACCGGCGTCCCGATCGAAATCGTCCTTCCGTTCCTGGTCAAAAAGTTCCCGAATCAACGCGGGGGCGGGGGCGGCGCCGGGGGCGGATTCGGGGGCGGCGAAGGCGCCGCGGTCCCGGGCGGAGAAACCGCCGACGTCGTCGCCTAATAGGTGGACAGGCCCGCGGTAAGTGATGAGTTTTGATTTCAAGGTCCAGTTGGCCGCGGGTCGGGTCGATGCCGCAAGCGGGGTCATTTACGAAGTGACGATCGCGAAGGCGGGCGTCCCGGCCGTGGGCAAGTTCGTTTTCGTCGACGCGAATGGTCAGATCGTCAAGGATCCGACCAAGGCGGTCCGGAAACTTCCGGTCTGGACCGACGCCGAAACCTTGCGGACGCTGATGGGCGCCTTCCAGGACATCGGGGGCCGCGCGAAAAGCCGCGTCGATCACAATGACGCGATCGAAGCAAGGGCCGGATGGACGGAAAACCCCCGCCAGGTCGACGATCGGGTCGTCGGCGATCTTCACCTGTTTGAAAGCTTCGCCGCCCGCGACATCGTCCTGGAAGCCGCGGTCAAGACCCCCGACATGATCGGGATGTCGATCGACTTCCTGCCGACCTTCGAAATCCGCGGCGACCGCGCGTTCATGCGGATCAGCGAAATCGGCGCTGTGGACATCGTTGATGAAGGTGCGATCACGCCCGCCGGGATGTTCCTGAATCGCGGGCGAGTGGACAACGTTCCAACAGATAGAAACCCGCCCCCTCCTATGGCCGATCCAATCAAGAATCCCCCCCAGGGTCCCGAAGCAATGGAAGCCGCGATCAAGACCCTGACGGGTCGTTGCGACGGACTGGAAGCCAAGCACGCCGAACTCGAGGCGTCGCACAAATCACTTCTCGAGGCCCACAGGGACCTTCTTTCCAAGCACGCGGCGCTCGAGGCGTCGCACAAGACCCTCGCCGGGATCGTCGCCCCGCCCAAGAAGGGCGATGAAACGACCCCGCCCGAAGCCAAGAATCCTTCCGGGATGGAAGCTTCGATCACGAAGTTGACCGAAGGACTTGCGGCCCTGCGGACCGACTTCATGGAATTGAAGAAGACGTCCGCGGCCCTGGGAATGAAACCGGGCGGTCAACCCGGATCCGGCGCCCCCGGAACGGGCCCGTCGGCCGACTCTGCCGCCGATCCGACCGGTCGCCAGGTCGACCGACCGAAGGATTACCTGACCCTGGTCGCCGACAAGCGGAAGGAAAACGCGAAGATGTCCGCGTCCCAGGCTCATGAAACGGTCCAGCGGGAAAATCCGGACGCCTACCGGCTGCATCAGGAAAAGCTCGGGATCTGGCCGAAAGCTTCCTGATCCCCACGACCCTTTGATCGAACCGAAACCCTGACCCCTTCAATCAACCCCCGAACGTCATGTCCGCTTACTTCAACAAAGAAATCACTGATGGCCCTTACGGGTCATTCCAGGCCGACCCCGGTCAGGCTGACATCCCGATTTACTCGCGATGCAAATTCGTCGCGGGTCCCGCCGCCGACGGTCAGCCGATGCTGCAGGTTTGCGGCATCGCCGAGGCTGCGGATTGCGTCGCGATGCAACCGATCGTCGCGGGCGCCTGGGGAACGGTCAAGTTCACGAACGCCGGGGGAACCCAGTTCGGCAACGCGACCGAAATCATCGACGTCGGCGACTTGGTCTATTCGGCCGCGGGCGGGGCCTGTTCGAAGTCGACCGGCAGCGGCGCCGTCCTGCAGGGCAAATGCGTTCTCGCCGCGACCGCGGGCAACGTCTTCGTCTATTGTCCGCTTGCCGGAACCGCCTGACCCCGGGGACCCGAACCGAAAAATCCAACCCCTTCCGCCATGATCTATCAAAACACCGTAGCGCAGCCCCGCCAGGAATTGACCGACGTCATCATGGAGTCGATCACTCTCGACGAAATGTTCATCGGGCTTAAGGTCCTTCCCCCGGCCCCCCTCAAGCTCCCGACCGGACACGTTCCGAAGATCACGGTCGCGATGGGCGATTCCATGCGGGCGACCGGCAAGCACCGCAAGCCCGGGGCCCTGTTTGATCGCTGGCAATCCGCTGTCAGCGACGCGGCCCTGGTCCTGGAACAGGTCGCTGAAGAACTGCAGATCCCGGACGAACAGGCCCTCATCTATGATGATTATTTCGCGTTCGAACAGGTCTACGCGAAGGAATGCACGAACCGCCTTCGCCGGGGCGTCGAACTGGACGTCGCCGCGACGGTCTTCAACCAGAGCACTTTCACGCATGTCGCGGCCCTGGGCGCCTACACGCACGCCAACCTTGCGACGATCACGGCCGTCGAAGACATCCTGGCGGCGATCCGCCGGGTCAAGGGACTGGGCGAGCGGGCGAACACGCTGGTCTTCCCCGGGCCGGTCTTCGACCGGATCCGGATCACGCCGGACATGAAGTCCTTCGTCGCCGGTTCGGTGAACCCGGGCGCCCGCGTGACGGCCGGGACGATCCAGATGGCGTTCGAACCCCATGGCATCAAGTCGGTCCTGATCGCCGACGGCTACGTCAACCAGTCCGAACCCGGCAAGAACGACGTCATCAACCTGATGTGGCCCACGACCGAAGTCGGCGTTTTCTCCTGCATGGAAGGACAACTTCTGGCGGGCGGAATCGGCCGAACCTTCTGGTGGGAAAAGGAAGGTCCCCTGTTCAACATCCAGTCCTACCGCGACGAGCCCCGCAAATCGAACGTGATCCGGGCCCTGCACACGACCCTCGAGGGGATCACGAATTCCCGTTGCGGGACGCTGATCGACACGAACTACACCCCGTAAGGGTTCCCTCTCTTTGTTTCATGAGCAGCCCCGCCTTCGGCCCTCGCCGGGGCGGGGCTTTTTCTTCCGACCAAGCGAATGAATGATCTTCACGAAATGCTGCTGGCGGGGTCGCATGACGCGCAAGCGGTCATCGGTCAGGACTTCAGCTTTCAAAACCGGACCTTCACCGGGGTTTTTTCCCAGGCCGACGAAAAACTTCTGATGGAGTTGGCCGGATACCTGGACGAAGCGGACATGATCTGCGTCGCCCCGATCGACCAGTTCGAAGGGGCCCTTCCGCCGGAAGGCGGGCAACTGGTCTTCGGCGTCGACACCTATTCGATCCGCGGTCGGAAGGTCGACCAGTCGTCGGTCGTCCTGGTTCTGAAGAAGATTTCGAAATGAAGCCCGTCCTGAACATGGCCGAAGCCGAAAAGAACATGGGCGCCGTGATCAACGCCCTGGGATCCCTGACGGGCTTCCCTCGCGAACAGATCGTTATCGCCGAAGCGGGCGTGATCCTGAAGACCTGCGCCGCGCGGTCCCCGGTCGCGAAACCGGCGAAGACCGACCTTCGGTCCCGCCTGACCGCGATCCGGGACCTGGGCCTGACGAAGGGCGACATCACGGTCAACGCCGGGTTGCGCGGTCCGGAAGGTCGCGTCTGGGCCCGAAGCCGCGGTCCGCGCGGTCGAACGGATACGTTCCGCATGTTGCGGGGCCCTGGAAACCTGATCGGACCCGCCGTCCCCTACCACTGGCGCAACGATGACTGGCGGTCCTATCAACAGACCTTGGCCGACTACCGGAACACGGCAAAACGCCTGATGACCCTGGGGCGCCAGTCGGCCGGACTCGCGCGACAGTCCTGGGTCCAGATCGCCGACCGCCTGGGGATTCCCCTCGAGACGGTCCCGGGCGGGGGATCGCTTTCGCCGAACCAGATCGCCCAGGCGCGACGGGCGACGAATTCCCGCGGGAAGTTTTACCTGAACGGACAGGCGGCGAAGGAAAAGTCAGCCGAACGCTTCTTCGTCACCCTGATCAATAACCTGCCGTTCGGAACCCGGATTCACTTCGACGCCCTGTTGGAACGGGTCATCATGGGCCGCGTGAAATACTTCGCGACCAGTCTGTCAAAGGGCGTCTTTCAATCGATGGAAACGGTCGCCAGGCGGTTCCCGGGGTTTTCCGCGACCTGTGGGTGACGATGGGCTGACCCGCAACCCCGCCTGGACCGAATCTGCCAGTCAGAAGACCCCTTCCCGTCCCGAATCCAATCCCCCGATGCCAACCCCACCCCCGGCCCCCGACTTCTCGACCCTTTACGACTTCGAAACGCCGATCGAAACCGCCTTCGCCGCCATTCTGAAGGCGAACGGGATCGCGAACGTCTACCCCTCGAGGGACCCGAACGAAATCATGACCCCGGCCGTCGTCCTGCGGTTCGTGACGGGTTCCTGCGGAATGCAGCGGATCGTCCAGGGGATTCCGCCCCGCCAGGTCCCGAAGGATTTCGAAGGACTCATGATCGCCCAGGTCGTCACCGGCCGGAAGCTGGCAGACGCCCCGAAACACGGCCCCTTCCGGGGCTTGGTCCGCTACCTCTTTTCCCCGTCAGCAAACCTGATCAACCAGGTCAACATGCCCTGGGTCCAGATCGTCGAATTCCTTCCCGCGGGCGGGACGCCCCAGACGACGGACGAAAAGGAACTGGACCGGTCCGAACTGCATTTCGCGATGAAGTTTGTCATCCGGGATTCGGCTTGGCCCGCCCCGATCCCGCCCCCCTAGGCCCCTTCCCGCAGACCGCCACAGTGGACAACTGACAAAAGAAGGAATCCCATGTCACTCCCCGCAATCTATTCGGACGGCACCCAGGTTTTCGGCGTTCCGGCGTCGCCGGTCACGATCAACAATGTCACCTACATCGCCGAAGACATCACGATCACGCGGCCGACGACCCGCCCGGTGATCAAGGACGCGAACGGGGTTCCGATCGGTCAGACCATCATCCCTGACGTCGACACCGGGACCGCCAAGCTTCAATTGGCCGCATCGAACACGGCGATCCCGACCCGGAGTCAGACGATGACCCTGGAAACCGCGACCTGGATCCTGACTGAAGTCGGCGAAGCCTACACCCAAGGCGCCTACGCTTACGTCAATATCAGTTTTGCCCTGAAACTGAACTGACGTCGCGGGCCCCCCGCCCATGACCGGGACACTTTACGACCTGATCCCCGGTCTTCGCGAAGCAGAAGAAGCCTTTCGCGACGAGCAACTGGAAGCGTTCACCGGGATCGAAGCCCCTATTTGCGGGATTGAAGTCCGGCCGTTCACGCCTAGAATGTTCCTGGAGTTGGACGGGGTCGAAAACGATCTGCTTCGCGAAGTCGAAGCCCCGCGGGTCGAACACCTGGGCATGTTCCTTTGGCGGATTTCCCAGGCCTTCGACCGGTTCAATTTCCGGCGGCGCCGCCGGTTCCTTCGCCGCTTTTATCGGCGGGTCGATTACGGACCCGCGGTCGTCCAGGTCCGGACCTACCTGAAAAAGAATTATGCGCCGATGCCGAACATCCGGCGGGGCGGCGAAGACACGATCGCGGTTTGGCCGTCGGTCGTCGTCCATGTCTTCGCGTCCGAATATCATTGGACCGAAGACGTCATCCTGGACCTTCCCTTCCGGCGCCTGTGGCAATACCTGAACCGGATCTTCGAAAAGCGCGATTCGCATTACCGGCAGAAGTGCGACGCCGCGATGAAACTCCGCGCGGAATGGCTTGCGAAGGTCAACGCCCGGTCCGCAACTCCGGCCGTGAACAACTGATCCTTAGAACATGGCCTTTACTTCCTCCATCACCGGTCGCCTGGGCCTGGATTCCTCCGATTACAAGAAGGGACTCCAGACCGCCAGCGGGTCATTCCAGGAATTCGTCCGGGGGACCGCGAAGGACGCGGAGTCCGGCGGCAGCGTGACCGGACAGAAGTTCGGCCGCGCGATGGAACGGTCCTTCGGCCTGCGTCACGCCTTCCTGGGCCTGTTCGCGGCCCTGGGCCTGAACATGGACAAGATCGCGAACACGATCGCCGGGGCGATCGCGGGCGGATCGAAGGAAGGCTGGCAGAAGGCGGGCGAAATCGCCGACCGGGAAAGCGAACTGATCGAAAAGAAGATCGAATCGCACCTGGGCGGGGCCCGCCTGACGGCCCATCTGCAGAAGGAGCTCGGCCACGCGATGGAAGTGAAGCCGACCGGCGGGGCGACGGGCGAAGTCGTCGCGTCGGTCGCGGGCGCCGTGCTTCCCGCCGGGGGCGCGATCGAGGGGATGTTGCGCATGTTCGGGATCGGCCGGACCGATGCCGAAAAGCTCGCGGACACGGAAGAACGCACCGTCAAGACCCTCGAGGCCGAAGCGAAGCTTCAGGAAAATCTCACCGAGGAACGCAAGAAGCAGATCGCCCTGGCTGAAAAACAGGACGACATCGCGGTCAGCCACCTGAAGCACAACGAAGCGATCGACTATCTGTTGAAGCGGTACGTCGCGGTCATGGCCGAACAAAATCAGTTTGGAAAGGGTTCGGTCGAATATGAGGAAAAGCGGAAGCAACTGGAGGGGATCCGCCTGAAGATGGGCGAACAGGAAGCCGCCCAACTCGCTTTCGAAAAGGAACAACAGAAGGAAATCGCGGCCCTGCAGGAACAGCGCAACGAAATGATCCGCAAGTATCAGGTCGAAGCCGCCGCCGACGACAAGAAGGCGGGCCTGATCAAGGCGGACCTGCTCCGACTGGACAAGGCGATCGCCGATGCCGCGAAGGACAAGGTCCTGCAGCAACAGTTGATCAACGAAAAGACCAAAGTCGAACTGGGCTACCGCGAACAGATCCTCAAGGCGGAACAATCCAAGAAGACCGCGACCGCGGCGCTGGAGCAGGCGAAGGCGGATCGCGCAAACCTGGCGCTGACCGAACTGGCGGGCCTGGGAAAGTTCGCCCCGGGCGTGTCGGTCGAAACGGGCGCCCAGGCGGAACAGGCCCGCAAAGCCCTGGACCTGCAGCGGCAGGCCGAGGAAAAGCGGACGGCCGGTCAGCGGGACGAAGCAAAGGCGTTGTTCGAACAGGCCGATCAGATCCGGTCCGACCTAGTCAAGTCCGGCGGCATCAAGTCCAACGAAATGCCGTTCGAGCAGATCGTGAAGAAACTCGAGGAATCGAACAAGATCCTGATCGAACTGGGGACCATCTTCAAAGGAAAGTTCGTCGCCCAGTGACCGCAGGCGAACTCTGACCCATGTCCAACCTTCCCGCAATCGTGATCGACGGCAACTTCGACAACCCGGTCGAAATCGAGGGGTCGCCGACCTTCACCGTCGACGAAATCACTTATTCGCTGATCCTGACCCGCCGTTATGCGGTTCTGAAGACGGCTTACAAGCCGATCCCGCAAATGACGCCGGATTCGGTCTATAAGGGCTGCTACCTGATCAACGAGGTTTCCGACAGCGCCGAAGGGCCGATCCTGAAGTTCCATCGCGTCTATGCGCAAGTCCCTTCGACCCGCCTGGAACGGCGCCTGATTTCCTTCACCTTCCCCGGACAGTCCGCGACCTACTATTCGCAGCTTACCGGAATGCCGATCGGCTGGAACAAATACGGGGTCGCCCCGCCGGTCAACCGCCTGGTCCTGGCGCTGGTCATCTATCAATACACGCTTGGCCCGCCGCTCGCGCTTTCGACGCAGCTTTCGAAGATCACCTACCAGGGGCAGGAAGTCGATTTCCTGGGCGAAGTATTCGTCCCGGTCGGCAACGTCCCGATCCTGGGCAACCAGACCGAACCCCGCTACGTGTACCAGGGCCAAACCTCCCCGATGTTCATGTTTTATCCCTGGATCGTTTCGATGGGTTCCCGGCGCTGGATGGGGCCGATCTGGGAAACCGAAACGGTCGAAGTCATCGCCCCCTACTGACGAAATGGTCCCGATCAAGCCACTGGAGAAGGGCGCGACGCCGTCGCCGATGGAAACGGCCTACTTCAACCAGATCGTCTTCCTGTTGAACGCCCTGATCGCGGCCCAGGTCACGCCCGGGGGATTCGGCAAGATCAACGTCGGCGAACGGAACATCGTCTTCGATTTCTCCTCCTACGCGGGCGACGTCGAAAACCGCCTGAAGAACCTGGAATCGCAACTGACGAACGCGAACACCCAGATCGCCCAACTCCTGAACGCCCTGAAGGGCGCCAGCGTGTCGGCGACCTGCAATCCGGACGGATCGATTTCGATCACGATCAACTTCCCCGGCATTTGACCGGGCGCCCCCGATGACGATCAAGGTCAACACGGGTCCCTGTCCGGGATGTTGCGGCCGGAAGAACGGGGCCCTGAACTGTCAGTCCCAATCGGCCCAGGCGTGTCTGTGCGGTTGGCCCGAATTCGTGCCCAGTTTTCCGGCCCGGTTTTATCGGAAACGGATCAAGTCCGGGTCGTTCCTGCGACATGAATTCGCGAATGCGACTTGCGCGGGCGGAACCATCGTCCCGGTCGGGATGTCCTGCCGGACCCGCGGGGGTACGGCATCGTTGATCGGGTTCGATGAATTTATCGCGTCATCGCCCCCGAAGAAGTATCGCACGAAAACTTTCAGCGGCGGCCACCTCCGGTGCAACTTCAATTCAGAGATCGACTGCGCCAACGGCAGCCCTGAGGCAGGCTCGGATGACCACGTGTTCACGATGGTCTGCCAGTATGACAAGATGACCGGTGCCTTGATGAGCACCGGCAGCAACGTCGTCCATCAGGACTTGGGATTTTGTCCGGCCGTGACTGTGTTGACGACCTTTGATTGTACCTACAACATCATCCCCACTGAACAGTTTGGCGTTAACCAGACCCAAACTAATCAGACGGAATACATCATCGGTCAATGCCTCCACCATGGCACCGTTTGGTCGCGTATCTCGACCAACGAGAAGATCGACCTATCCGACGAGGATACCGAAACCGACGCGATCAACCGGTTGCTGGCGGGCGGGGGCGGGACCTGGTCCGGATGGACCGTGACCGGCGACGGATCGGGCGGGACCTGCATCCCCTCGGCCTGTTGCCTGTCGCGTTACGAACAGCGGACGTCCGGCTTCACCTTCGTTTATCAGGAAGCGCAATTCCAGATCAACCAGACCGGCCTTTCCGCCAACACGGTTTATAATGTTTCGGTCGACCTTTGGCGCCGGTCCTTCGGGATCGGATCCTTCGCCTTCTGGAAAACGATCATCGTCACCGGCACGACCGACAACGCCGGAACCCTCTTGATCGATCAACAGGACGTCCCGATTGACGTCGGGTTCGAAACCTACGCGGCGACCGCCTACATCACGGAATCTTGGCTGACCGAAACATCCGACCTCTGGGCCTATGCGGGCGAATACACCCTGCCGGGTTGCGTGCTTTCGGAAGTCGATACTTCGCAACGCCTGATCAATGGGGTTCCGGCCGGGAAGCCCGATGAAGCCGACTACGCGGGCTTCGACACGGTCACGGTCGAAGCGACCCAACGGACGATCGCCGGGACGAACGTCTGTGTTCAGACCGGCGGAAGTTCCTCGGCGAAGCTGTCCGGATCGATGACCGACGCCCTGTCGGAAGAAGACACGATCGCCGCCGCGATCACGCGGGCCTTCGCGTCAGCCGCCTGGTCGGGGGCGGGGTGCGTGTCGGCGATCCAGAACCGCAACCCCGGGGAAAATTGTTTCGGCGTGAAGAAGTCGCGGGCCCAGGGCATCTTCAGCAAATTGACGCCGGGGGCGGATTATATCGGTTACATCGTCTTCCAGGGCCGGGTCGTCGGGTCGGCCGATCCCTGGGGTTCCTACGGCCAACAG